TTTGACGCTTGAGCACCAGCTCCTCTTGCTTGAGTCGGTTGTTGCCGATGTAGCCTTCGGTGATCTGGTAGACCTTTTGGAGCTCTTTCTCGTACTCATCGAACTTCTTGTCCGAGACCTTTTGCTTCTCCATGGCATCAATGACCTGGATGTACTTCTCGGCCTCAGCTCGAACGCCCGCGTAACCCTTCTTCTCCAAGTCCAGAGCCTTGGCTCTGAGCTCGGCAGCTTCACCCCCCGTCACGCGCAGTGAGCGTTGCTCGAGTTGCTTTAAGAACTGCAGGCCTTCGTTGTTCTTATCAAAGCCCGAGAGGTCCATTCCCGTGGGGGCCTTTCTGGGCATCTTTGGCAAGAACTCGTCATAGATCTTTTGGACCTGAGCAGCTTGCTCAGCCGTATCGAGTACAAACTTCTGCCCCATCACCCGAACGGTTCGACGTTGCTCGTCGAAGAACTTCTCAATGGAGTTCACATAGCCCGGGTTGTCATTGATGCGCGCGAGGCGCTCATTGGCCGATTCGACAAACTTGTCACGGGCACTTTGCAGCTTGGCAATCTCTGCATCAATCTGCTGTTCGTTGTAGCCCATGGACTTCATCGAACGCAGCATGTCGCTCTTCATCCAAGTCTCTACGTCTTTGCTCACCACCGACAAACTGTCGAACGGCTGGGAGATCACCCGCTTGGCCAGCACTGCCGATTCGGCGATGAAGCCAAGCCCCTTGGCAACGTCTTCAAGGTAGTTGAGGACTTGCTGACGGTTGTTGCTGATGGCAATGAGCTCACTGCTAAAACCACCCGCCTCTGTCTTGGCAATGAAGAGATGCTCAGTCAGGTCGGCCAAGGTTGGGATGAATGCCGAACCAATCTGGCGCTGCACACCTTCGTTGACTGCGTGCAGTCGCTTGAGGTTGTCGTTGAACTCTTCAGAGGCTCGGGCAGCATCTGCCGACATCACCAAACCCAAACGCTTGGCTTCTTCCATCATGGCGGTGATGCCCTCACGCCCTTGGTTGAGCATCGGGATCATGTCCAGACCGTTCTTACCAAAAAGCTTCACAGCCAATGCAGCTTTCTCGGCGCTGTCTGGCATGGCCGAAAACTTGTCTGCCAGATCGAGCAACACTTCTTCGGTCGGGCGAATCTGGTTGTGCGCATCCAAGGCAGAGATGCCAAATGCACGCAACGCTGCGCTGCCTTCGCCGCCTTTGACCTTCGCGTCAAACATGGCGGTCGACAAGAACTTCAAGGCCTTGGTCAAACTCTCCGTGCTCATGTCCGACAACTCGGACGCATACAGCAGCGCAGACAAAGCCTCCACGGACACAGCCGTCTTTTGAGACAACTTGTTGAGCTCTTCGCCCACCTCAGCCACGGGCACGATCAATTGGTGCATGCCGTAGCCTGCGGCTGCGATGGAGGCCCCAGCAATCAAACCTGCGGGACCGAGCTTGCCCAGCACCGTCCCGAGCATGCCAAGGCGCGACGTTGCATCTTCCATTTGGGCGAAAGCATCGTTCGCTGCTTTGGAGACAATCTGCAAACCCGCCGATGCGGGTTGGGAAGCTGATTCAATGCGCTTGAGGGATTTCTCCCCGGCTTCGCCCACATCAGACAACTCAGCCTTGACCTTGCCGCCATCCACCACCGAGAGTCGAATTGCGAGATTGCGTTCAGCCATGTCCGTTACCCGTTGTTGATACGTTGCTTGAAGAATTCATGGCTGCCGTCACCCCTGCTTCAATCGCTGTGAAAAGCTGCGACATCGCACAGACATCTGTATCCAAACCCTCACTGGCATGCCTCCATGCGTTGAAGTCCAATCCAATGACTGTGTTTTGGGCCATGCGAAGCTGAGCCGCACAGACTTCAAGCACCGACAGCGCCTGCCAGCCTTCTTCGGTTTGAGGCGCGTTCAATCGGTACGGACACTCAGGGCATGTTGTTCCACACGCTTCGCAGTACGTGGGCCCGCCACCGAAGTGCCATTCGGTGCGAGCCTTCAGACGTTTTTTTCTGCATCCAGCAAATAAAGCGCCGCCAGATACTCACGCTCGAAGGCATCGGCCACAGGCCACAGCTCCATCAAGGCTTCAATGCCCTCTGGGGTGACAGATGTGGCTTTGCCCTTTTCGTCACCCACACCTTCCCATGCCAGCACAGCCAGCTTGGCCAGTTCGGTGATCAAAGTTGCAGTGCGTTGTCCCGCTGCGGCATGGTCTTTGCCGTCGATGACAGATGCCGCATGGCGCGCAGCCATGACCAGTGCCGTGGTCGCGGGTTTGACCTTGACGCGCACGCCATGGTTCAAGTCGAGCCAATACGGCTCACGTTTTAAGTTGAGTTTGAGCATGGAAATGAATCTCTTGGAGTGGCTCAATAGCTGGCCACGTCGTTGTGAAGAATGACTGTGAACATCCGACCTGCTGCGGTGTTCTTGGCAGCTTGCCAGTTAAAAGTGGCCTGAATGCCACCAGGCCCAGAGATGGAGAGCTTGGGCTTAGGCAGGTACACCTCATGCGCGATGAAGGTCAAACTCTTCGTTGCATCAATGTCGTAACTGAATGTCAACTCCAGCGGCGCGTTGCTGGTCGCCGCATCGATGAGGTCTGTGTCCGCAAAGCGAACCTCAAGGTTTCCGGTCAGACTGGCAACCGTTGGATCAGCCCCTTCGATTTTTCCGTCAGAACGGATGGTTTCTATGCGGGCTAGGTTGTTTGAATAGGTGAGCTGCGCCGCGACCACGTTGCCAAGCGCCTGTCCATTCTTTTTGATCGAACCTTGGAACTGGTTAAACCGCGTGATGCCTAAGGCTTGCGGCGTTGCATCCACTGTCACCAGTTGCTTGACTTCCCCTTGCGCGATCAAACCCAGAGTCGCATCCGCTGCACCTGAGCGCGCGAACTTGACCTGAACGGAGTTGACCATCACGCCCGACGACTCAAAGTACGCGGGGATATCGGGCAAGCCAGTCTCAAGCGCGAGACTTGGCAAGACAGGCTGACCAGAGCCAAAGGTGTGCTGATAATCCACATCGCCTGCAGAAACAGGAGCACCCAACAATGCCTTGAGCCACAAGCCAAAGTTGCGCAAGTCGATGGGCACCACCATGTCGCCCTCGACCTTGATGACATCGCGAATCGGGGCGCTGGGGTCGCGTCCCAGTCCAATCAGGTCATTGGCAATAAGGCCTTGTTCAGACCCCAATGAGGTGGACACAAAGGGGAGCTTCCAGTACTCGGTCGTGCCACTGGGGTGCGTTCCGTAGGAAGGTTCGAATGCAGCCAGCAAGCTGGCATTTGCGCCATAGGCACGGGCCATAGTTATTCTCCAGTTTCAAAAAGATTCAAGCCAGCGGATCACTGCTTGCGTAATGCATCACCACATCCAAGGTGCAGGCCTTGATGCCCACAGCGCCATCGGGTGCGACTTCTTCGAACTTCGGGGGATGAATTTCAATGAACTCCACAACGCCGCCCAAAGTCCGGTCTGCCCTGACAAGTGCCGAGAACTGTTTGAGCAACGCATCCATGCGCGCATCCCGCTCCGCGCCATCGGGGTGACTCACGTACACCTCCAAATTGGCCGAGTGCTCCCACTGATAGATCAGTGGCGAGAGCATCACTTCGACTTCATTCATGTCGCCATCACGCAGCACCACCATGGCGTGCTCTGTCATGCGCTCGGGCAGCGCACTGTTGCGCTTAGGGGGATTGCCACCAAGGGGCAAGTGCCCCAACAACTGAAACAAAGCCCCGACGGCTTCTTCACGTTTGGACATAAAAAACAGGCCCATGGCCTGCTCCGGTAAATCAACTCCTGCCCTCATTCATCGGGCCAGTTGGAGATAACGTTTTGTATGAGCTGGGATTCCCAGCGTTGAACGGCTGAATTGATATCGAACTTCTTCTTAAGCTGAGCCTGAGGCACCAACAAAAAAATCGGCACACTCACCAGCCCCTTGCCCGACTGCTGCGCTGACGCAGATGCGGTTGTGAAACCACCCCGCTTACCTGCTCTTGCACGTTGGTTGTCCGCCACCAAGAGTGACGGCTTACCCGCTCGGTAGACAAATCGAAGTCTCTGGCCACGCATGCGCTCCCAAAGCCCCGGTGTGATGCGTTTGCCGCGTGGGCCCGTGCCAGCCGCTGGCAATGGAATGGAAAGCCAAAACCCGTTTTTCGATCGAATCAACGCACCCGCGTCATGGGCAGCTACGACCACGGGTGCTCGGCTGTAAACAAAACCTGCAGCGCCCAGACTCTCACGCCCCTTGGGATAGACCTCACCGCGCCAGGTATTGGCAAGACGAGCGCCAAGTCCAGCCCCAGTGATCTGGCTGCGCAGCTCACCTTTGAGGCCCTCGGTGGCATCACGCACACCGGTGGTCACCGCATGTCTGGCCGCCTTGAGTTCAGCAGCCATGAGTTTTTGCAGATTGCCACTGAGCGCAGCAATGAGTCGTGAAGACACGCTCAATCCTCCGGCCAGATAGACGCACTCACCGTCCAGACGAGCCGCTCACGGTCAATGAGCGGCTCCCCATGAAGGACATAGCGCGTCCCACCCAACACCAATCGGTCCCCTTCTCTTGGCTGTTTGACCTCGGATGCCATCAACTCAAAACGCTGGGTATCAACCACCAGATGGGTTTGACCGAAGTTTTGAACCGCATCGGGTGCTTTGGCAATCACCCGCACGTCGAGGGAGCCCCCCGCTTGTGTGATGTACAAAGCGGGAGCCCCCAAGCGAAGAAACAACCGAGAGATGAGCTGAACGAAAGGATCTCGACTCATCAACTAAGCCCTCAGCTGGCTAAGACTTTGACCAACAGGCTGGGACGATGGCACATGGGCAACGGGTTGCTCTGCGTGTGCAAGTCCGTACCGCGACCGAAGTCACGCGGCTCTTGCTTGGCATACAGCGGCTGGCCCAATGTGTTGACCGTCTCATTGAAGTCGGCGGGTGCGAAGTACGTGGCAAAGGTATCGAGCGTGCCCTCAGGGAATGCTTGGCCCTCGCCGGGTTCAATGAAGCGGCGCAGATTGCCCGACATGTCAGTCGCCTGGCCCAAGTACTCTTCAAATGTCACACCTGCAAAGGTGAAACCAGAGCGTTGGTCCGTGCGCAACATGGCGCTCTCTTGGGTGAGCTGATACGCACGGATCACATTGGGGTGGCTGGTGAGCGCATCGAAGAAGTCCGAAGACACCAGCACACGCACATTGGTCATGTACTCGCCTTTGAGGTTGAGCTCAAAGTAGCGTTTCAAGTCCAGACACTTTTTCTTGACGTCTGTGTCTTTTTTGTTGAGTTCGAAATTGAACACGGCAGGCGTGATCTGAAACTCTTCAAACAGGTCGTACAGCAAGGACCCATCCGCATCCAAGATCACGCCTTTGAGGGCACCCATGCGCAAGTGCTCCAAAGTGATCGCGTGCTTGTTGCGCATGGACTGCAAGTGATCGGTCATCACATTAGCCACAGTCTCGGTGTCTGTCTCAGAACCAAAAGCGCGCAGGCCTTGAATTTCCTCGGGCAACACCACATCGTCGTGTGGGATGTGAGGAATCATGAACGAGCGCAACTTGCGACGGCTGCGCTGACCCACCGTACCGGGGGCACCCACAGGCAATGTGGGCAGGAGGTTCAACACGCCATCACGCTCTTCAATGGCAATCTGGCGAAAACGCACAGGCTTGGCAGGCATGAGGTTGATCTGTTCAATCTTGCCAAATTGATTGGGCAGGATGTTGATCGCGGCGGTCAGTGCGGTCATTGAGAACGCGGGGGACTGGAAAGGATTGTTCATTGC